ATCTCAGCGTTCGTGAGCTTGCGCTCAAGCCAGGGAGCAGGACGTCCACGCCGATCCATGATCGTGAACTCACCAACCTCTGCCCACCCGTAGTAGTCCCAGTCGCTTGCAGCGTTGCGGCTGTACGATCCTTCGCTAACGTACACATCAGCCTCAACCAAGCAAGGGATTCCAGCGATTCGTGTCTCGATAATCATTGTTGCTCTCCTGTTGGACTCATCAGTACCGGCTTAACCAATAGACCCCTTTCGGGGTTTCGTCCTGTGATAATTTTAGGCAGGAACTAAATAGACTTCGTGCAGCACCGTACCGATTTGATGCTCAGTCTCGATACGATAACCTTTGTCGAGCCAAACTTTTACTGTGTCGTGGCTGACAAACTGTTCTATACGGCGCGTATGCCAACCGTCAACCCGACCGAGGAAAATGTCGTATTTCTTCATGTTCTCTGCTCCTTCTGTGTATGTGTCGATGGATGAATCATCCCACACTTTCTATCGCTTGTGTAAACTTTTTTGGAATATTTTTTAATCGTTCTTCGGATTCCGATAGGAGATTCCTAACGTGGAAGTCATCGCACAACTGGCACAGGTAGATCAGACCGACAGCGACATCCTGTGCTTCTCGATGATCGGGACAAGTTGCCTCTGTGCGTCTGGCTGACAATTTGCACCTCCGTCTGCAATGTGTTGGGCGAGGATGTCTGCAAGCCTGCTGTCTGTCCTGGCCCCTCTGCTGATCTCTAGGATTGCCTGTGCGCTCTTTGGGAACCTAGCCCAATGCAAGAAGTCAAACGCTGGTGTCCTGATCTGTGACACGGCATCCTGGATGATTGCCTTTCCCTCTGGAGTGATCTGCTTGGGAGGAGGTAGCGCAGCAGGCTTGTGTTCTGCTGCCCTAAACTGCTTGCACAGTTGTATCCATTGAGCAAGGCTTGGTGGCCAGTCAGGAGGATCTCGCTGGAGATGGTCTAGCACCATCCTGATCGTGTCAGCAGGGACTGATCGCAACTGAGCTTCCCAGGCTTCCTTCGCCGCCTCGATGTCATCAGCATTGCTTCCAAGATTCGCAATGACTTTCGGCTTACCCCAAAGCAATGCAAACCGTTCAATCAATCGCTCGCAATATCTCATCGTCGTTCCCAATGTTGGTGGTCTTGCGACCGATTGCATAGTCCCAGAGATCATCCTTCGTTGACTCGACCTTCACCCACTCAGACTTAAAGCCTTGCCAGTTCCGCGCCACACACTCCCTGAGAGCAGCATCCAGAGACCATCCGGCCTTCTTCGCCTCCCTCCTGATCGCGTCCAGCACAGTGTCGCTGACAGTCGCTTTCTTGAGCTTGCGATGCGCCAAGAAATCCGTCCAAGTCTGATCGGTCACTTCATCGGGCTTGGCAACTACAGGCGCACTTGTGCGCTTATTCTTTTCCTTTGGTTCTTGGTTATTGGTTCTTGGTTCTTGGTTCTTGGTTAGTTGAACGCTAGTTGAACTAGTGTTAAACACCTGTTCATCATGTGTTGAACTTGTGTTCTTCCTGCGTTCAGCAGATGCTTTGCCAGCCCTGCTTTTCTTCTCTTGATTGGCCCTGTAAGACTCAATCTCAGCATCGCAGCGCGTGTGATTCCACGCTCCATTTTCGAGCTTGAAGTAGGAAACAAGGATCAGTTTGACGGTGTTTTCATCTGTCCCAAGCTGGAACGCAAGGGATTGAATGTCGTCCGGCAAGGATCGCTCCCTGTCGTAATACATCCAGATCAGGCGTAGGTAGGCCATTGACTGAGCATCTGTCAGCCTAGCCGTAGCCTTGATGAAGTCACCAATGTGGTGAGGGTAGTAATGCACGAACAATCCCCATCGGTGGACAGACCCAGGGTGAGAATTCCGGGTTGAGCCACACTGACGTGTAGAGATACGGGCCTGAGACCGTCCCCGATGGAGACTGCTTCATGCCCAACCTATGCGCTTCTCACGGCGCTCCCCTATGCTACTCAACAGGAAAGAATGCGTCAACAGTTATCGGTGCAACAGTCCGCAACTCGGCCAGAATCAACCCTGCAAGCTGCCTGTGCTCTGCCTGTGTGGTCGGATCAAGCCTCTGCTTGAGGTAGTGGATCCATGACCTAAGAGTCCCATTCATATACATCCGACTACTGGTCAACCCTTCCGGCAACAGCACCCTGGCTTGCTCTTTTGCAATACCCTGCTTCATGGCCTCGGCATACAGCCTGTCAGTCTCTTTAATCACCCAGGACTGCACTTGATCCCACCACTTTGCAAGCTCCTCATCCACAGTCGGGAGGCTGTTCTGCCGGTTGGTGTGATCCTGCATCCTTGCCTGTCTCGGTTGTGGATGCTCTAGCAAGTGTGCGCTTGCATACCGTTGGCTGAACTCCTGGAAACTGAATGATCTGTGCCGCAGAATCTGCCGACCAATGTCTCTGGTCGTCTCAATCTCCATGCAGACGTTGGCCATCTCAAACGGACTTACATGACCGTGTTCCATCAGGTAGCGCAGCAACCCTGTCTTGCCGGATGATTGATTCTCAGGATTGCTGACTCTTGCGATGTAAAGGATCTGCTGATCAATGTCTGGTGTTGACCATTGTATTTTTGCTCTCATTTTGGTGTCACCAATCCTTCCTCAAACAGAACCAACATAGTCTTGCGCCATGCAGCCTCCCACAACTCTTTGCGCTCTTGATAGCTAAGTTTCGACCCCTGATCGATCCCAGCATGACATCCAACACACAGCGCGGCAGAGTAGACGTCATGCGCCTTCATCCCCATGCCTTTTCCGTACTCTGTCCAGTTCGCATGAGCAGCCTGGGTCTCACCTTCCCTTCCGCACAACTGGCATGGCAGACTAGCTACCGCCCTGAGAAAAGCCTTGTTTCTGTACATTCCACCACCTCGTAATTTCCTGTTGGAGTTCCTCTTTACCCGATATACCCCGAGCCTTTTCCACTTGCTCTAGGTATCCCCTTCTGGATGCCTTCGGTCTATCCAGCACCCACTTTGCTTCGCAATACAGCCTGTACTCTCGGCTGTGCAGACCGACTACGCTTCCGTCTGGTAGATGCTTGGCAATCGCGTTATCGTGTCTCTCTCCACACGCATAGCACGTAAGTCGTCCGTCCACACCAGACCCCTCTCTGTCGCCCATGCAATCACCCTTTCGACATAGTCCGAGAACGCCGCGGTCGTCATCCCTGTTGTCGTCGGTTCCTGCTCGATGATGTTGCCATTCGGAAGCTCAATAACCCGACCATTTAAGAACAAAGTTTTGAAGTAGCAATGCCAAGTCTCTGCGCTGTACTCTGACCCAGGTTTGATCTGCTCTGCAACCTCATGCAAGACAGCCCAATAGAGCGAGTTCTGAGCCGTTGTTCTGTTGGGTTTGGAGATAGACACCACCCAACCAAGTTTAGAGTCTCTGACAGCCTCTATAGCTTGTTTCCGGGCATTGTCATTAACTAGCGGAATGATCACAGTTCCACCTCCTTCAACTTCCAGCGATTGCCTTCCTTGTACCAACCATGCAAGATGACTCTCCACCCTGACCTCAGCATCTCTGGGTAGGCTTCGGCTTCCTCAATCTTGTGTCGTCTGGCGGATAGATTGGACTTGCTGGTTACTTGGATAGCTAGAGTCTCCCTGTTGCCAATCGCCAGCAGGTCGATACAGCCCCAGAGGTCATGCTTCCTCTTTGTGAATGCGTTGTAATGCTCAACCGTCGCCACAAGGTAGCCAAGCTCGACGAGATGAGCCTTACTTCTGACCGTCAGATTCGCCACCAAACACCTCCGGGCAAAGTTCGCTCGCTTTGATCCGACCCTCAGTCAGTCGCTCAATCTGCACCGCCCTCTTGACCGGGATACCCATAGATCGCCACTTGTAGACAGCTTGCCTGCTCAACTTCAGTTCTCTACACAAAGCATCAGTCCCACCTACCATCGCTGACGCAGCCTTTAACGCTGTAACAGAGTCCATTTGACACCTCCTGACGCAATGCTACACTAGAGGTTGATGTGGTGCAAACAGATGCTATAGATTTTCACTAACAAGCAACAGAGAACGATAAAAATATTTTTGTTGATGGATCGTGCAAACGTAGTCAGAATGACAACCATCGACAACAAACTTGGAGTGAGAGATGTTGGTTGATGTGTTGAAGGAAGTGCAGGTTCTGCTGAGCAAGATGGTTCAGCAAGACCACAAGAGCTTCGATATGTCTGGTGAGTACCTGCGCGAAGCAGGGATTGATTACGTTCGGGACGTCCTGTCCCTGCAAGGAAAGATTGACTATCTGCTTGGGAGCAAAAAATGAAC